CACTACCTGCAAGTCCGGCTGTTGGTAACGAGGTGCATTTCTTAGATGGTAAACTTAGTTTTAATTCTAACAATTTGACTATTGGTAGAAACAGTCAACCAATACAAGGTGTAGCTAGTGATTTAACTGTCAGCACAAACGGACAAAGCTTTACGCTTGTATACGCAAATTCAACAAAGGGTTGGGTCAAGAAGCATTTTGCTGGAACGTAAGAGGTTTACATGGCTCTTATCAACTTAGATATTATACCAGGTATAGATAAACAAAACACAACCAAGGGTGCAGAGCGTCGTTGGATAGACAGCGACAATGTTCGTTTTAGATATGGACTACCAGAAAAAGTTGGTGGTTGGGCATCACTAGTCAATGATAGTATCGTTGGTGTTGTTAGGTCACAACATCCTTTTTTAGATAAAAATGGAAACAGATACATCGCTCTAGGCACAGACAAATTTTTATTGTTATATTTTGAAGGACAGTTGTTTGACATATCACCTTTTGATGCAGCAAGACAACAAACCAGTTGCACACTTGCAACGACAAACACTTCCACTGCAGTTACAGTAACAACAGGATCAGCACACGCTTTGGAGGTAGGTGATATAATTTTACTTGACTCAGTGACCTTGCCTAGCGGAACGGGGCTTAGTGCATCAAACTTTGAGGACAAAGCTTTTATGGTTAACACAGTGCCTAGTCCTACTACATTTACAATTACATCAAGCGCTGCTGCAAGTGCGAGTATATCAACAGGTGGTTCTATGACTGTAGAATTTTATACAAAAGTTGGACCACAACAACAAACGTACGGCTATGGATGGGGAGTTGGACCTTGGGGTGGTAATGTGATTGGAGCTGTTACATCAACAATAAACGAAGGCGGTGCGTTTAGTAATAGTGATACAACTTTAACACTTACAAGTGCGGCTGCTTTTCCAAGCTCAGGCACAATACAAATTGGCAGTGAGTTGATAACTTACTCTGGTAAGTCTAGTAATGATTTAACAGGGCTAACGAGAGGCACAAATGGCACGACAGCTGCTGAACACTCTAACGGCGCCACAGTCACAAATGCATCTGACTTTAGTGGTTGGGGTATAGCAATACCAGCTGACCAAGCGACACTAGAACCTGGCCTCTGGTCACTAGATAACTTTGGTGATGTGTTGATAGCAACAATTGCAAATGGTGAAACATTTACTTGGAACGCAGGAGCAACGACGCCAACTTCAAACAGAGCATCAAAGACTACAAGTGGCTTTGCAACAGGTAACAACCCAACAGCCTCTAGACTTACACTTATATCACCAACAACTAGACACTTAATACACTTTGGTACAGAGACAACTATTGGCACCTCTAGCACACAAGATGATATGTTTATACGTTTCTCATCACAAGAGGACATCAACACGTTTACACCAACCTCTACTAACACAGCTGGTACACAAAGATTACAGGATGGCACAAAGATTGTTGGAGCACTAAAAGCAAAAGAAAACATTTTAGTATTTACTGACAACGCTGTGTACATCATGAAATTTGTAGGATCACCTTTTGTTTTTGGTTTTGAACAAGTTGGTACAAACTGTGGACTGGTTGGTAAGAACGCTGCTATTGAAGTTGATGGTGTTGCATATTGGATGAGCACAAAAGGTTTCTTTGCATTTGATGGTACAGTTAAAACGTTGCCGTGTTCTGTAGAGGACGAAGTGTTTGATAATTTTGACAATACAAAAGGTCAACAAGTTTATGCAGGTATAAATAATTTATTTTCAGAAATAATTTGGTGGTATCCAGCAAACAGTGATTTTAATAATAAGGCTGTCGCTTACAATTATGCAGAGTCAGCACAAATACCCGGAGGAGTTTGGGCTTTATCAACAGAGGCAAGAACATCTTGGATTGACTCTGGTATTTATCAAAAACCATACGCGACTAAATTTGACACCACAGGCACAGGTAGTTTTCCTGTAATTCTTGGTGAGAGTGGATTAGGACAAACTAAATATTTTCAACACGAGGTTGGCACTGATCAAACAAATGAGGATGGCACAGTTACGACTGTTTCATCTTTTATACAATCTTATGATTTTGATATACAAGGTGAGGCAAGTGCCGGCGATAATTTTTTATCTGTTAGTAGATTTATACCTGACTTTAAAACTATACAAGGGACAGCTGACGTTACACTAAACATAAAAGATTTTCCAACTAACTCTGATACCGCATCAGAAACAACACCTTTTTCTATAACATCATCAACAACAAAAATAGATACACGTGCACGTGGTCGTTATGTAAATGTAAAGATAGCAAATGCAAACGCAAACGAGGCATGGCGTTACGGAACTTTTATGCTTGATGTAAAACCAGATGGAGCAAGAGGTGGCTAAGATAGTAGTTAGAGTTACAGAGCCAGCATCAGAGTATGATCAGTCAAACCAAAGACAAATCAACAGGTCAACTAGCTCTATCGTTGAACAATTAAACTCGTCTTTTCAACAAGACTTAAAAGACGAACTAGAAAGGTTTATATGGTTCTATGGCCAATAATTTTTTAAACAAAAAAGTTGATCTTACAACGACTAACTTGACGGTGCTATACACAGTGCCTGCAGAAACAACAGGCCTTATCAAGTCAATACTGGTTTCTAATGATGATGCTAGTAATGCATGTGAGATTACAGTCACACTGGTAAATTCAGGTGGCACGATATTTAGTCTGTTTAAGCAGAAGGATATAGCTGCTAAAACAACAACCGAGCTTTTGACTCAACCTTTAGTCGCGGAGGAGTCTGAGGTAATTAAAGTGCAAGCAGAGAATGCCAATGATTTACATGTGGTGTTATCTGTATTAGAAATAACAAGAGACTAGGAGGAAACATGGCTTTTGAAGAACCAGGTTCAGTAGCATACTTATACGAGGGCGATAAGAAAATAGCTCAAATAAAGGTTGATACGACCGTTGTACTAAAAAACATAAAGACAGGCAAAGAATACAATTCTGATGCTGAGGGTGACGCTGACGTTGATGACCCAAATACAGACACAAAAAGAGAGGATATCTCTAGAAGTGTCTATGTAAAGGTAGCAAAAATGCCAGCTATGGGCTCTGAATCGTAGTTGCGTTTTATGGTAAAAGGCGGTAAATTAAGAAAAAACAAAGAGCTTATTTCAAGCATGGCTCACTTGCGCACTCACATTAATTATAGGATTATTAAATAATGCAACAAGGTATTGGAAATTTAGCACAAAGACCAGAGTTTGGACTAGGTGATTTTGTCAGTGATGTATTTAAGCCGGTAAGAAACGTAGTTAACAAAGTGGTTCCAAGAGAGCTACAACCAATCTTACCTGTGGTTGCTGGCGCTTTTCTTGGTCCAATGGCAGGGAGTTTATTTTCAGGTATAGCTAACCCAGCTATTGCTGCAGCTTTGGGCGCAGGCACAACCAGTGCACTTACACAAGCATTAACAGGATCAGGTCAAATAGATCCAACAAGCACATTAATATCAGCAGGTATTGGTGGTATCCAAGGAGCGAGAGTTCCACAATCATTTAAGCAAGAGACTGTTGGTCCAGTGAAAAGACCTGTTTCTATGGATCAAAGACCCGGTGTGAGTAATGTTTTACCAGAAGCATCTAGTTTTCAAGAAAATATTCTTCCTGGGACAGAGGCTTACGAGCGAGCCATGGATCAAGCAGGCTTCTTTGACAGAGCTTTGATGACAGCAAAAGAATATACAGGTAATCTTAACTTAGATCCTGAAACAGGTAAGTTTACAGGATTTGAAAGAGGACCAGAAAGTTTCTTAAAAGGTTTAACTGGTTATGGCACAGCTTACACAGCAAAAGCTGCAGCAGAAGAGCAGCTTGATTTAGAAGAACAAGAACGACAAGCTGGGATAAAGTCAGCTGCTGATAAAAGAAAAGACAAACAGATTTATATAGACTTTGTTATGAGAGCAGGATTTTCAAGAGAAGAAGCAGAGAGAATGGCCGAAGGTGCAGGGTACAGTGAGGGTGGACGTGTTAATGCATTTTTAGGTAAATTTTTTAGTGAAGGTATTGGACAGGCAGCTAAACTTGCATCGAAAGGTTTTAAACCTTTTGGACAAAAACAAACTTACAAACAAAAAGTAGTAAACAGAGGTGTTGGTGAACAACAGTTTAATGAGATATATGATCAGTTTATGAATAAAATTCCTGATGAGGTTGTAGACCAACCAACAGGTGAAGCTCTTTACAAAGGTTTAGTAGAAGCAGAGGCCATAATGACAGGTCAAAAACTTGGTTTAATGAATCAAGAGCAAAGAGCTAAACTTGCATATGCAATGTCGGATAAAGTTAAAAAACAAATTTATGATAATCCTGTACCTGGTATGAACAATGACTATTTAGAATATATGGACAACGCTGTTGACAGAATGGAAAGTATATTTGAAATATATGAATTAGGCGGCGACTTAACACCAAAACCAATTTTTGACGGTAAGGAAATAATCGGAGCTCAAGTAGATTTTTCACAATTAGAAAAATTAAGAAACCAACCACCAACCGAAGAGTTTTTAGATTTTCTTAGAGGTGCACGAACACCAGAACCAGGAAAAAAAGAATCTTTAGATTTAATTAAAAAAGGCATAGACGAAGGGCAAATAAAAGTATCAAATCCAGAAACAGCAGATATAATACCATTTAAGCCAAAAGATGAAAAAGCAGAAGGTGGTCGTATAGGTCTTAACACCGGTACAAACCCTGATACGTTTGTAAGTGGCATAGAAGCAATATTAAATCTTCCTGATCTAGGATCGGATATAAGACCGAAAAGAAGACCAGATATTGAAATGGATGAAGAGGACGAGGTAGATCCTTTTTCTGAAAGAAGGGAAAGACTAGGAGATAGATTTGTTTCTAGTAGAGATACAATGAAAATTGAAAGTTTTTTATCTACGCTTGATAAAGAAACTCAAGAAGCATATGGCCCTCAACTTAATGATTATATAGAAGAGGGTAAAGGATCAAATTCGTTTTTTGATGCCATATTAGAGTCAGGATTTAGTCAAGGTGGCAAGGTCCCAGGTCTACCACCAGGAAAACAGGTTGACGCCAGAGAAGGAACGTTTATACCTATGGGAGGGGCTAAGAGAGCCGACGATGTGCCAGCAATGCTATCGGTCAATGAATTTGTCTTAAATGATAATGCAGTGGCAGGACTTGGTAAGATGCTAACAGGCACACCTGACCCAAGGGCCGGGGCTCGTGCACTGTATAAAATACAAGATCAATTGGAGGCAATGGTCGTATAATGTCAACTGTAACTAATATAACAAGATCAGAGTTTAGACCATCAATAGCAGGAGCAGCAGATGCTTTTACCGCTAGACTATTACCGGGTATAAGCCCAGCGGGAGCAATTGATACAGGTGCGTTTGCACCATCAGTTGCTGGAGTAACAGCTGCACAAAAAGCTGCACAACAAATGGCAGCAACACAAGCAGGGCTTGGTGCTTTAACTTTTGACCCTGCATCGGGAACTATTACAGATGTCGGACCAGGCACAGGAATTGCAGGCTTTGAACCATTCTTACAACAAGCTTCTACTCTTGCAGATGCAGGTGTGAGCGCAGCTTTACTAGGACAAGGCGTGGGTCGTGCAGACATAGACGCGGCTCGTGGATTAGTTGGACCAGGACAAACAATGCAGTTTATGTCACCATTCCAAGAGCAAGTTATTGATGCAACCAAAGCATCGTTTGAAAATAAAAGATTACAAGAAAGACAAAAGATAGCTGATGCAGCGATAGCTGCGGGAGCTTTTGGTGGAGGCCGTGAGGGTGTGCAACGTGGTGTGTTTGACGCACAAACTAATTTAGGTCTTGCAGAGTTAGAAGCTAATCTAAGAGCACAAGGACTACAGCAAGCACAAGCGCAACAAGCACAGGCGATCAGTCAGTTTGGTGCGTTGAGTGGATTAGAACAAGCACAAGCAACACAGAACTTAGCATTGCTTGGACAAGCAGGTGGTGTGCAATCAGGACTTGCATCACTACAACCACAACTAGTGGCAGGAAGCATTGGAGACCTATCGACTATCGGACAACAGTCACAAGCGCTTAACCAGGCAGCGTTGGATGCACAGGCAGCAGCTAATCGTGAGGCAGCATACGAAGAACAACAAAGACTAGGCTTCTTTGGTTCTCAGTTGTCACCATTGATGGGTGCGTTCGGAGCACAAACACAGTTTGCAACAACACAACAAACACCGCCTAGCACACTACAAACTATTCTTGGAACAGGACTAGGTATTGCAGGACTAGCGAGGGCATTCGGGTAATGAGTAGAATATTATCAAGACCAATGTTTAAAAGAGGTGGCACCACTAACACTGGTATCATGGATGGTTTCAATGAGATAAACACAG